GAATTAACTGCCCAGTTACTTTGGAATAGTTCGTACTGCATTATGCTACCTCCAGCTTATCAAAACCTGAACGAGCGACGATGTAACGTTCGCCGTTTTCTTTTTCGAGGATATCACCAACTGAAATGCTGTGCATTGAAGCCTTCCGATTGATGTCGCCTTCAGGACCGATGTTTCCAATCCTATAGGCTGTGCTAAGATCGTCGGTAGCAATGTTAGCTACGTGATCGTATTTGGAAAAGTTGTCGTCTACAAGCGGGTCCCAACCAATATCACCCATACCGTAGGTGAATGTAGTCTTTGGAAAGATTGCCTCTTGATCCTGGACCTGGTAAACTTTGATCATTGATTTTCTCCTCTTTTTAATTATACTACTATTGTATCATAGCTTCCCAGCTTTGTAAACCCCCTAATTTAGTTTTATTTGAATTTTTTTTCATATGCTTCTTCAAAGCCATCGGCTCGTAGATAAGCTTCTTCATTCCACCATAGCCTTTTCAAGTATCCAGGATATGCACTTTCAATAGTTTTTGGATCTGGGAGATAGCCTTTAACCATCCAGAATACGCGAGCTTTATCTCTAAACTTAGTGTCCGAAAAGCTGTCTTCTGTCATATTCTTTTTTCGTGTCAATCAAAAGCTGTATATGATTGTCTCTATGTTCGCGGAATATAATTGGTTCGTGATCGTCAACATCCATTATAATAACTGTATTTGTAATTGGCATACCTGTACGTTCTTCCCACATCACAGCATATCCTGCCATTTGTGCAAAGTAGTTTGGTATCTTGTCGTGCTTTTTTGGCCGTCGGGATGTCTTGAAATCTATAATAGAGGGAACGCCATCGAATAAAGCGATGCAATCACACCGACCAGCCAACCCAAGATAACGGCTATAAAGAGGTACCTCAAGACCATATATCGTAGTAATATGTTCATCAAGTAGAGGACGAAGCGACGCGAGGCTTTGTCGGACATGCGGTAAAAAGTCTGTAATATCTTCATTGAGCAAATACTTTTCAATTATGTTATGTACCTGTGTACCACGAGCTGCAGCACGATTCCCTATTTTATTAGCTTCAGCATCACCTACACGTTTACGCCAAGCGGCAAGAGATTCTTCATTTAATATGCTAAGTACCGTAGTAATACTAGGATACTGAGTCCCATCAGGAGTAGAATAAATTCTGCCTCGAGAAGTAGTTTCTGCCATAAGATCTTCATAATCAAGATGGACTGTTTCATGAATAAACTCCACTATTTAATTCCTAACATTTCCTTTGCCATAATATAATCTCTTACAAAGTCTGAACGAACGATATCTTCCCAACCAAAGTTTACAATTGTAAAATCTTTCATTGATTCAATAATACGCATAAACTTCATAACGCCTTCACGTTCACCGCCTTCTTTAAAATCAGACTGGTGGTAATCACCGCAAAAGATTAAACGACAGTTTTGACCAACTCTTGTAATTACAGAATCAAGTTCATGGAAATTTAAATTCTGCATTTCATCAACGATAATAATACTATTATCTATAGTCATTCCACGGATGTAGGAAGTAGTAATAAATTCAAGCTGGTGATTATGTACCAACCTACGATATGGAGCATCGTCACCAAGAAGTTCAACCATAATATTTTTATATGGCGTTTCAAATACTTCTTGTTTTTCTTCCTTTGTACCAGGAAGATATCCCATGTCTCTTGTTGGAACTACTGATCGGACGACTGTAATCTTATGATAGGGGACTTGCTTCTCCAAGACTGATTCCAAAGCCAAATAGAGAGCAATGAAAGTCTTTCCGGTACCGGCTGTCCCAGTAAGGCACAAATGATCGCCGTCGTCCCAAGAGTTGTAAGCTTTCTTCTGATTTTCTGTAAGAGGTTCATATTGATACAGCTCATCTATTTTAATTGCGTGTTGCTTGCTCATGTCTTAATAGTATTACCTTCACCTGAACCTTTTTTAATCTGATTCAATTTATCTTTAAAACCATCAGGAACTTTACTATGTAAATTACCAACACTTGATACAAATTTAGGTGTTGATAATACAAGTTCAACATCATCGTTTAGCTTTTCCTTTACCTCATTATAAGGACAAAGTACTTGCCAAGTTTCATTTGTTTTCTTATTATGCAGCGTGTACGTCGGCATATTGGAACCACTCCGGGACTGGTCGCTTTGTCCATACCATAGGGAAGCGATATTGTTTTGTTTGGTAGAATGCACGATACGATTTAACCGGATCGTCGAACATACATTCTGGATTTGCTTTCATAGCAAGCTTAAATGGGGTCATAGGACCTTTTGGAATATTACGTGGTGGAGATTGTATTTGCCAAAGTAATTCTCTTTCAGTCTTATGAATTTTACCATATCTGTATGTATACTCGTTAGCAAGTGCTTTCATATGCTCCCAGTGCCAACGATAGTTTGAATCCGATTCCATAGACCACTTTGTACAAGGATGACCAACATGAACTGCTTTGTAGTACAGCAATTCTGCTTCGAGATCATCTGCACCTTCGTAGAGATCCCAGTATTTAACCATTGTCTTACCAGATTTAGACGGCCTACGTGTAAGCTTACCATCTAGTACACGATGTACTGTAGATAGCATCTGACCGGATTCTACGAGCATTTTAGGAACGTGCTTGTCGCACTGCATCTGTGCAGCTTCGACAGGATCTAAAGATAGGATAAAAATATTCATAATGTAGTAACCTCTGCCTTTTCTAATATTTAGAATATTATATCGAAAAAGCAGAGGTTTGTAAACTCCCTATTTTTTATTTTAAGTTGAATATTGTACCTCAGCTATTCGCTGATTCAAGAAATCTTGTTTTCGAAGAATTTTTTTCATTCTTTCAAAGTTACCTTTCTTTTCTAATTTACGTGCATAAATCTCAAGTTCTCTCGAATCTTTTTTTAGTCTTTCAAGCTGGGCTAATACCATTTGTACGTTACTCCAAAAAAAAGAGCGTACTATAGATAGTACACTCAAGTTAGTGTTAGGGTTAAAAGAATTTGGGATCCAATTAGTCCTTGAGAAGTCCAGGGAAAGCCTCCTGTACAATTTCTCTTGTAAGTCCTTTCGGAACCCGACCGTTTATCATATCAACTACGAGTTTAGCATCCGAAGGATGTATACCCTCTATCAAACCAATAAAGATATTTTCTCTTTTCGGCGCATTCATTTTGTCACCTGGACCGCCTTTGACAAAATATCTAAACTTTTTATGTTCTCTAAGTAGATTTGTTGGGGCATTATGATCTTCACATGGTGTATATGGAGGATCTCCACCAGGAAGATTCCATACAAGGGTACTATCCATTGAACCACGGATAATATCTTTTAATGCCCAGGATTCATTTTCTTTAAGAATTTGAATCCTATCTGTTTTCTTTTTTCTAGAACCAACTTCAGTTAATACTTCATGAACTAGTTTCACCATTAAATAAACTCCGTTACGCTTTCAATTAAGCGATTCATTTTCTTTGATACAAGGTATGGGAATACTTTGCCTTTGTTACCCCATGGATCTTGTTCCATAAAATTATTTATAATATTTTGTTTTAGAGAACTTGGGGTTTTTGATAAATCGATTAGGGTTTCATTGCGACAATAATTACGATACCAAGATGCAGCATAGAGTAATTCACCATCGCTTAGATCTTCGAGAATAGCTTCTTTCTTTTTCTTTGAAAGAGGATTTTGTCTACGACCTTCAATAAGTGTATCATCGTCAGACAATACGTTTGGTACGCCATCGCCAGTGTCGCCCTGTAGAATCTTAAGCTTGAGGTTTTGACGGGGATGACCTTCTTCAACAAGCTTTTTTGTAAGTGGTGACCACTGACTTACATTGTCGTACTTTTGTAATTGTTTAAAGTCACCATCTGCAGATACAATCATAATTGGTTCGAAGTTACCGAACTCTTGACTATTTTCTACAAGTGTACCAATAATGTCGTCTGCTTCACATCCATCCATATGGATAACCTTGTATGGGAAGTTATCACGTATCTCCTCACGTAGGCTATTCAGAATACGGAAAGCTTCATTCCAATCAAACGTAGACTGTTCACGGCTTTTCCTACGATTCCCTTTGTACTGGGGAAAGTATTCTTTACGCCAATTGTTTGGACCATCGCATGCAAGAACCATTTGACCATAATTCTCTTTGAACTTTTGGTTGTACATACGAAGAGAATTAAGAGTCATATGACGAATCATACGTTCGTCATTCTCTTTGTTAATAAGAATAGTGGCAAGACAGATGCCACTGAAGTCAACAAGTATCATAATTAGGCCTTTACTGGTTCGATGTATTCTTCTGGAAAGTCGTAGGTCTTACAGAACTGAAGTAGGTTTTCAAATGTTCCGTAGAATTCATAAATTGAGTTTCCGCCGCCAGGACCAATGAGTGTTATAAGTTTGGCGGCAATGTCAAACTTAAGTGTATCTTTGATAATTTCTTCGAATGGGCAACCGGCTGCGATGTCAAGTTGGATTGTATGGGTCATAGGTATATCTCCTCTTTTCCTATTGTGCTATAATTATACCATAGGATTCCAGGAATGTAAACCCCTAAAATGACTCTTTTAAATGTTTTACGTGATTTGAATGTATTTTACAACCAATAAATTCATTATAGTACTGATCGGAAAGGAGTACATCAAATGTAAATTGTAGCTTTGCTTCCATATAAGACATTTCACCTTTTGTCTTACAAAGATGTAATATCTCACGTTTAAATCCAGCTTCACCTTTGGACTCAAGAAGTTCTTTGACGCGCGCGTTCGAACCATAATATTTTTTCCAATCGGATTCTACTATAGTTCTTTTTCTTCTTTTACGAGTTTTGGTTACAGGAAGTATTTTCGGTTTCCAGAAATTCTTTTTACCAATATACATTTTACCTGTATCAAGTTCTTTTATACGATATACAAACCCTTGATATTCACCAGGAGAATCAAATTCACTATTTTTATAATACCATGTCATAAAGGTATTTATTCGTCTTCTAAAAAGTCCTCTTCGATATCTCGGTTCTTGAGTACAGGTAAAGCTCTACGACCGCACATCGGACAAAAATCCGGTGGATCATATGCATGTATGATACTTTCCATACCGCATATATCACAGTCTATTTCGAATTCATCCATTCGATAACCTTTCTAGTATTTCTAACTTACGCGTATCGGTTGCGTAAAACCATTCACGTATTTCGTCCTGGGTTCTATTGCAACCAATACACTTTCCGTTATTTATAGTACAAACCTGTATACAAGGCGAAGGAACATTAGAAGTCGATTTCACACGCTCCGCCCGCACACGCAGCCGCTCCGAGCGTGTCGACATCTACATATTTCTTTGCTGTTAAATCGTTTTTCCATTCGATTGGTTTGAGATTCTTTTGGATCTTATTCCATTTGTGTAGGAGGAATGCATCTTTTAAACAGTGTTCAGCTTTGACCGAATCACCACCTAAATAATTATCAGCAAAGTTATTGAACCTACGAACCCAATCTTGTTTCATTGCGTTATCTGATGATTCCAAAGATAGGTCTTCACCAAAGCCTCTTGCTGTTGAGCAGGCAGTCCATAGATTATCGAAACACTTGAGAGCATCAACTACCATACCTGATGCAAAGACTGCAGCGGTATCATATTGTTTTACCATATCTTTTGCTGTAATAACTGCTGTATTTGGTGCTTGGTTATAATCTTTATCGCCAGACATTGAAAGGAAAGAAATACCTGCAAACGAATGCCTATTTTCAAATACGTATTTTTCTACTTCGTCCCAATCATCTACAATAATTGTATTTGATACGTTATGGCGAATACCTTTATCTGCACAAAGATCTTCATTTGTACCAGAATTGACCCAGTGTTTTTGTGCCTTCGCTACAAGCTCAAGATGTTTGACACCAATGAGATCATCTTTGTAAATTGATTCTTTATGTGGTATAATTGGGAACGAAACAACAACGTCTGTACCACCTGCTGACCATACAGATTCTTCAACCATATAAGGATTTGAATTTATAATTGCTTGTGTAATTTCAGACTCTTTATTCATCTGCACGTTGCGGATATACATGGGAGAATGTTCTGCGTGTATACCTGAAGCAGTTTGGAGGAGTACTGATGCATTGCCACTAGGCTTAACACAAGTAGTACGAGCAGCAGGATTGATGCCCAAGATAGCTGCCAATTCTTTATTAACTTCTTTAACAATCTTTGCTCCCTTTTCAAGGATCTTATCATTGAACAAAATACTGGGATTATTCATCCATCCAGTAATAGAAACTCCAAGCAGGGCTTCTCGATCAAAGATCTTCTTAGAAGTATCCGAGAGAAATTTGAAGTCAGTGTACCCTGCCTGGAGTGTACCAAGGATAGACGCTGCTCTACAGGCCTGATAGAAGTCTTCCTCGGTATTGCACATTCCCCCATTAATTTCTGTCAAGTTACAACCTTGCCAACCTGATTTCTTACCAAGTTTAGGATACATACCAATTTCAACACATGGATTGGTTGTATGCTCAGTTGATTCAACAAAGACAAAACCTGGTTCGCCAAACTGTTTAACAGATTCCATAATCTTGCCAAACTGTTCAGCAGTTGTTTTATCTCTTACAATAACGGCAGAGTTGTTTGATCTACCGCGCTGGGGATTATCCATAAACCAGTTACCGGTTTTTGCATTCATCATTTCTTCATCATCTGGTGAGAAGAGACAGATAGTTGCTGAACGTCTTACACCGCCAGAAAGTACTGCGTCTGCTGCGTGCATGCAAATATCATATGCGTTAATCGGTTTAATTGATACTGGTTCTTTGGAGTCAAGTACAATACCTTGAAGTAGGTGTTCGATTTTGTCGAGTGATCGACGTAAACCTTCTGGACCTGGTGCTTTAAATCCACCTGAAATCTTTGCACCTTTTGGTCGAATCTGTGATAGGTCAAAGAATACTCTACGACCTGCGAACTCTGGATATTTACCACCGTCCACAAAGTATGAAGCCATTAGTACATCAAGCGCTGATGCCCAACCTTCAATTGAGTCTTCTACAACATAACCTTTTGCTTGTTTTGTTCTTGGTTGGATTTTTGGTAGCTTCTTAACGTGATGTTTCTGTACAGAGAAACCTGCACCAGCACCACAGAGAAGAATATAAAATACCTCACCAAAAAATTCTGGTCTGTCTACATAAGAGGATGTACAA